GACGAAGATAAAGCTGCTTATATGTGGAATATGGGACACAACAAAGCAGCGTCTTCTATTGACGATCAAAAGTTAAATCAATCCAATTACGTCAAAAAATTTCGTAAACTTAAAAACACTTTAAGTCAAAAAACAATCCCGGGGAACATTGATCTAACCAAAAGACCAAAAGTACAAAACGAAGACGGCTCTTATTCAACGGTAAGAACAATGACTATTACAACAGATCAAGGTGCTGTAAATATACCTACAGTTGTAAACGGTAAGGTTGTTTCAGAAAAAGAAGCGATTGATCACTATCGAAAAACCGGAGAACATTTAGGTATTTACAAATCAGTCGATGAGGCTGTAAAAGAGGCCGAAAAGCTTCACGATGAACAAGCTCAATTTTATGGAAAATAAAAGGTGATTTATGAGAGACGTTTTAGTGCATCTTCGGGCGATGCATTTATTTGCACAAAATGCCCATCATCTAGTGGCGCGTGGTCCGTTTCACAGCGATCACGCATTTTTTGGCGAAACATACGAGGCTATGTCAGATGCTTACGACTCTGTTGCTGAGCGTATTATTGGGCTCATGGGCGAAGAAGCGCTCAAACCGCAGACACTTCTTCTTGAAGCTAATGAGAAGATTAAAATGGCACCTTCAACGGGTGTTAAAGAAAATAAAGTATTTTATCAATATCAGCAGATGATGAAACAAGAACTTTGTAAGAAAATTGCAACGGTAATTGCCGCAGGTGTTTCACCGGGCACCGAACAGCTTCTTGGAAATCTTTGCGATAATTCTGAAATTCGTCAATATAAAATTAAACAAAGGATTAAATAATTATGCCTAATGTAAAATCGTTAAAAGCTTTAAAAAAATTGATGCAGGATGAGGGACTTTTGCGCCAAATTCAGCAAATGTCAACCGTTCCCGATAAACACGGAATAATTAGCGGTCAAGCGATTGAAGCTCTTAATTTTGCACAAAAAAAAGGATTAGATTCCCCGCGTTCTATTAGAGAATTAAGAGAAGCTCGAAGAGATGGTATTAGACAAGACACCATCAATGCGTTGCAAGACGAAGACGTGCTTAAATCCGATTTAACCGATCGGATTAATGCAATCGGCAACGAAGATCGCTGGACACGGGCGGGAGGGGTTAAAGGAGAGCGTTCTTTGGGAGCGACTGAAACTTATGGGGGGATTCCAAACAAACAAAAGCAGGGCGATGCTCCATTTGAATGGAAATCCGAATTAAAAGAGTTTCCTTATGAAGAAGTGGCAATAGATGAATTTATTGAAAACGCTGCTCAACAAAGAAGGTTTGATCAAATTAAATCAATTCTTGAAGACTCGGAAAAAAAGATTAGAAAAAAACCAACTAACGCGCTAAAAAAATATTGGGAAATATAATTTTGCAGATGAACAAAAAGAGCCAATAGCTCCTTCTGTAGTTTCGCCGGTGTTAAGGATTAAATAATTATGTCTAATGTAAAATCGTTAAAAGCTTTAAAAAAATTGATGCAGGGGCTAAAGCAACTTGATAAAGAAGAAGGCATTATTCTAGGTGCTGGTGCTGGTGGTGTAGGGGGCTTGGGTTATTTACATAAATTGGGACAGGACAAAAAAGAAGAAGCAGAAGCAAAACGTGCTGCTTTTTGGAAACCTTTTTATGAGGGAATTGGCACAACTGGTCCCCTTGAAGATCGACCAACTGCGGATATTGCGGCACGAACTGATTTTTTAAAAGAAAACATACCAAATATTCGGTATGGATGGAAAGAACTATCAGAACTAAGACGAGCGCCATTTGAAGGAGAGCAGCAAATATTAGAAGACGAATTAAAGTTTAGAAAAACAAAAAAAGCTTTAATTGACGCTTTAAAAAATAAACCCGAAAACGATCTTGAATAATGTCTTCCTCCGCCAACACATACACTACCCTCAAATCCATATACAAAGAGTCATACGGGTCTAAAGAACGTTTCAAAAAGGTCAAGGAAATGTGTAAGTGTAAAGATAAAAAGGATAAAAAGTAATGGCTAATTTAAAAAAAGTTATGGAGCTTCTTCGTCCTGGCAAATATGCTGAGCAGTTTGCACAAGAAGTGGTACAAAAAAACTGGAAACCCGGTCAATTAACTCGAATGATTGAACCGCCTAGAGTACAAAATGTTGATCCTTCTTTTGCTTTAAATCACTTAAAAGAATGGCAAGAAACAGTTAAAAAAGATCCTTCGCCTGAAAACATTAGAAGACTTGAAGATATTGAACGTGATTTAGTCGGAATATTAGAATCTGCGCCTCGTCGCCAATCTGCAGAAGAAGCTGCGGCAACGCAGCGTCTTGAATCTTTTGCTAAATCAAATAAACCTCGCGTATTAACAAAAGAACAGATGCAGGAAAAACGGGCAAAAGATCAACTCTATAAAAAAACAGCGGGAATTGGCGGAGCAATTGGCGCGGGTATGCTTGCCTCCCCTTCAGCTCGCGCCGACGAAGGTCCAACTGTGTCTCGATCAAGTCCGGAACACGGTTCTAGTACAACTTCTAAGGTTGTAAAAGACGCGGTATCTGAAGCCGAATCAAAATACGGTAATTACGACATTGCCGAAGGTGTTCAAAAAACACTTGAAGGAATTGATAAATACACGGGCCGTCCGGTTCGTGCTGCTGCTTTATCAGCATTACAAGGTAAAAATCCTTTGACCGGTGCAATTGAATCTCTTTCAAAAGATCAAGATGTAGAAGGTCGCCAAGTCGCTCGTCAATTTCTTAAAAATACAGAAGAATTAGGCGGAATGCGACTTCGTGCGCCTGTTGATCCTAGACTAGAGCAACTTAGAGAACTAGGTGTTGAAATCGAAGGAAAAAAACCAGAGGAATATCTCCCTTCAAATGAATTTCCTGCAGAAGCGCCAATTGGGTTTGCGTCCGATATGATTCTCGATCCTACGAATCTTATGGGCGTTGGATTAGGGACAAAGGCTCGCAAAGGGTTTTCAAAACTTCGCGGTGTTATGAAATAATATGCCTAGTCTTAAAGCATTAAAACAGCTCGCTAAGCTTGTTGATCTTAATCCAGAACACGGAAAGATGATTGCAAAAGCTTACGAACAAATGACTCATAACCCAACTGATCCTAAAGTAAAAGCTGCATATGATGCTCTTATAAAAGAAACCGGAAATCAGTATGAAGACATGCTTAAATCTGGGTTTAAATTTTCTAAAATAAAACCCGAACAGCCCAATCCGTATTTATCGTCTAAGGATGTACACGCTGACCTTGAAGCTAATAAACATTTATATTATTTTCCAACCGCTCAGGGATTTGGGACGGAAGCAAATAAATTTAGTGATCACCCTCTTCTTAGAAAAACAGATTTTACTCAAGAAGGCGAACCTCTTTTAGCTAATGATTTATTTAGAATTGTGCATGATTATAGGGGGCATTATTTAGGTGATAAAAGCGGATTTGGTCCTAAAGGCGAACATCGTGCTTATTTACAACACAAACAAGATTTTAGCCCAACCGCACAAGAAGCATTGGCTACTGAAACTATGGGTTAAAATAGCTGGGTGAATTTTGGTCCGCACGGCGAAGCCAACAGAAAAAATCCGGCACAAACAATATATGCCGATCAAAAAGCCGGTTTATTACCAAAAGAAATAATAGAAGGTAATTGGCATTCTTCTAATCCTACCGAAGAAGATGTTCAAAGATTTTTAAAAATTAAAGACATTCTTAATCGTAAATAAATTTCTATATTTTAACAACTATATATAAGCCTCCATCCACAACGGACGAGGTATCCAAATAATATACCCTTAATAGGGCTATGAAAGGTAATATATGTCTGAATCCAATGCCGCAGCGTCCGCTGCAACTGAAGCATCCGCTTCTGAATCCTCTGACTCTCTAGAATCTACACAAGCCGCTGAAGGTCTTGAAAGCGCTGCCGCCGAAGGCGAAGCCGCCGAAGCCCAAGCCGCTGAATCTACTGCTGCTAAGAAAGAAGCAGCGCGTATTAAGAAGCTTAGGCTCAAGGTTGACGGCCAAGAGCTTGAAGAAGAACTCCCGTTTGAAATTGACGATAATCCTGAAGCAGTTGAGTATATGACTCGCCAGCTTCAGATGTCAAAAGCCGCTCAGAAGCGCATGGGAGAACACGCACAGCTCCAGAAAGAAGTCAAGTATTTCCTTGACGAGCTTCGTAAGAATCCTCGCAAGATTCTTTCTGACCCTACTATCGGTATTGATGTTAAGCAACTTGCTGCTCAAATCATTGAAGAAGAAATTGCTAACTCACAAAAGTCGCCAGAACAGCTTGAAAAAGAGCGTCTTGAAGCTGAGCTTCGTTCACTTCAGGAAGAACGCGAACAAGAGCGTGAAGAGCTTCGTCAGAAGGAATTTTCTCGTCTGCAAGAGATTGAATACGAGCGTTACGACAATCTCATGTCCAAAGCGCTTGAAACCAGCGATCTTCCTAAGTCTCCATATGTCGTTAAGAAGATGGCAGATTACATGCTGCTCGGTCTTAATGAAGGTATTGACGTTTCGCCAGAAGACGTTCTTCCGCTTGTTCGTGAAGAAATTCAAAACGATCTTCGTGAAATGTTTGCCGTAATGCCAGATGAAGTTATTGAAAAGATTGTTGGTAAGGAAGTGTTTAGCCGCGTTCGTAAGAAGAACGTTGCAAAAGCTAAAGCTGCTCCTACCCCAGTAAAGTCCGCCATTAAGGACACTGGCGCATCCACTAAGGGTGCCACAAACGCTAATTCCGCTGAAAAGAAGAGCTTCCGCGATTTCTTTGGCGTGTAAGTAATTGATATTAAAGGCGTATTTTTAAATAATTACAAATCATAATTCGTAATTATACATATGGCCGTTATTCAAATTAAAAACGTTTCTGTTTTAGTTGATGATGAAGACGTGCCTCTTGTGAGCAAATATCGTTGGTATGTCGCTTCCGTAAAATATCGAGGAAGACAAACTAAACAATATGTGCAAGCAAGGGGCATTTATCCATTTGACCCGCCGATAGTAAAAATGCATCGTATTATAATGAAAGCAACTGATCCTAAAAAAGTGGTTGACCATAAAAACGGAAGTGGATTAGATAACAGAAAAGAAAATTTACGAATTTGTTCGGTTGCTGAAAACGCGGCCAACCGAAAAATTACTACATTATGTAACCGAGTAAAACATTCTAAGTTTAAGGGCGTGACCAAATTAAATGGTAAATGGCGAGCTTATATAACTTTAAATCATTCTTCGATTCATTTGGGATTTTTTACAACAGCTGAAGAGGCTGCCGCTGCTTATAATAAAGCCGCTGTAATATTACATGGTGAATTTGCTCATTTAAATCAAAACGTTTCTGTTAACGTTAAAATTAATGAATCGTTTTTAAAAAGAATAAAAAAGCTAATAAAACCAAACCCTTAATTTTTTTCTATTTATTTTAACAACTATATACAAGAGTTTTAAGTGTCTGCTATTATTCGACTCTATATAACCGGGAACACTGAGTATAGATATTGGGTAAGGTGATTGGGCACGTTGTAAGACGAACGGAACGCTTTGCGTTCTATAATTAATCTAACTAATAAAGGACTAAAATAATATGAGTATTTCATATCAGTCAAAAGATGATGCAGTCCTTGGTCTTCAACTGAAGGTTCAAGAGCTTTGCGTCAAGAAATCAGATGTTAGTGTTCTCTCCGTTGGAGCAGGAACTGACGTAACCATCGACGTTAAGGAATCCGTTAAGGAAGTTCGCGCAGCACTACACTGTGACGATTCTGTTGGCGTTTATCTTATCGCCCAAGCCGGGATTGCTATCTCCGGTTCACAAATCACCCTCACCCTCAGTGACGCAATTGCCGATGCAGATTCAATCATCGTCAAGTACGTGGTTGCTGAATAATAGGAAGGAATAATAGTATATGGCATCAGCAAATACTTATGGTACTCCGAATAATACGGTTGGTACTCTAAACGGTTTCTTTAAGGAAACTTACGCCGAGAAGCTCGGTGAACTAATCCCAGATGGCGTTAAGCTTCTTAACAAAATCAAATTCATGTCTAAGGATAAGCAGCCGGGCAACCTCTACCATTAATGTTGGTGGTAGTAAAATCGACTCTAATTGACTTGAAACTCCTGAAAACAGGACAACAAGGCGGAAGCCGAAAGGCACCGTGAGAGACTAAACGAGTTGACAACAGTAAGTTAATAATGTTACTGTTGATGCGATAGTCCGATCTACCGAAATAAAAGTAGCGGAATCCTTTCGAGGAACAACGCGATGCAAAATTACAAAGTATACCTTATTCGCAATAAGGAAAAAGAAGTTGTCTACTGCGGTTTAACCGGTCAGTCTATTGAAAAAAGATTGAACGAACATCGCTGGACAAAAAAGCTTGATGATACTTATACAATTGAACTCGTTGTTGATTTTTTAACACGAGAAGAAGCTGCGATTTTAGAGCGAAAATTAATTGCTCAATACGATCTTTTGAAAAAAGGATTGAATAAAAGTCCCGGCTCAATAAATGGGTATTCTCAAGAACATTCCGAAGAACAAAAGCGGAAGTGGTCTTTAGAGCGAAAAGGAAAACCGGTTAATCCTGAGCATGCTGCAAAAAATAGAACGGCACGGCTTGGTAAAACTAACGGGGAAAAATGGCGACAGGCTCAATTTGAAAGCCACGCTAAACCCGTTATTTGTTTAGAAACCGGAAAGGTATATCCCAGCGCAAGACACGCGGCCAAAGAGCTAGGACTACAATACAGCAAGATTAGTCTAGTTTGTAATGGTAAGCGATCTATGACTGGTGGATTACACTTTGAATTTTACAAGAAACGGTAGAGAGAAGCAGAAATGACTTCTCCCTCTTGAATAAAGAGAGTAACAACCGGTGCAACCGGTCATTCTTGGCCTCGAACACGGTGTCACCTTCGCTGGTAGCGATGAAGACGCTTTCAACCTCAATGCTCCAGTAGCAGGACAGGTCAAGGACGCTCAAGTTAAGGGTTCCCCAGTGGTTCTCCGCTCGCTCCTTGGCTACGTCGCTGCAAGCCGTGCCGCCCTTGGCGGTCAGAAGGCTTTCATGGATGCAACCAAGTTCCTCGTTGCGAACATGCTTCGCTCGATGGCTAAGAAGCTCGAAATCGAACTTCTTTATGGTCAGATGGGATATGGCGCAGTTGCTTCTGTAGCAACCACCGCTGTCACCATTGCAACAGCTGAATGGGCTCCGGGAATCTGGGCCGGTGCAGAAGGAATGCCAATCGAAATTCGTGACGCCGCTGGTTCCACCAGCCGTGGCGAATTCAAGGTTGTTTCTGTCAACATGGACACCCGTGTTATCACCCTCAATGCTGACGCCGCTGCTGCTAACGTTGTTGCAACTGACGTGATTTGGCACAAGGGTGCTTATGGGAACGAATTCCCAGGCATTCACAAGATCCTGAGCATCAGCTCTGGAACCCTGTTCAACATCGACGTTGGAACCTACAACCTCTTCCGTGGTAACATTTTCTCCGCTGGCGGCGCAGCTCTTAGCTTCACTAAGCTAAACCTTGCTGCAGCTCGTGCAGTTGAAAAGGGCCTCGAAGGACCGCTACTCGCGATGGTTAATCCACGCGCATGGGCAAACATGCTCTCCGACCAAGCTGCACTCCGTCGTTATGACGGTTCTTACAGCGCTTCTAAGATGGAAAACGGCTCTGAGAAGCTGATGTTCCACTCTCAGAACGGCCTGATCGAAATCGAACCTTCGATTTACGTGAAGGAAGGATATGCATACATGCTCAGCACCGACGACTGGTTCCGTGTTGGTTCAACCGACATGACCTTCAAGCGTCCTGGACAGGGAGAAGAATTCTTCCGCGATCTCGAAAACAGCGCAGCTTACGAGCTTCGTCTTTATTCGGATCAGGCTGTATTCTGTATGGCCCCGGCAAAAAATGTATTAATTAATAATATCGTGAACGCGACCTAATAGTTGAATTAATTCAAACACTTCGGGCGTAGTCGATTCAGTTCGGCTACGCCCGTCTGTTTTTATACACAGAAAAATTTCTAGTGTATTATTAATACATATCTATATTTAACAACTCTATATAAGGGCTTTATTTCTAAGGCAATTATGTCAGTTCAAATTAATATCGGTGGCACAATAATTGAGTTTCCTTCGTCTGCTCAGTCTCCTAACTGGGCACCAGCTCTTATTGAGTTTGCTCAAGTTGTAGAAGCGTCTTTAAGCGGTATTGTCGGTCCATATGACATCGCTCCGCAGGTAATGGACATTTTGAATGACGGCGCTGAACATTCTGTACAAACACCGGCAGCTTCTTTATCATTTCCAACCGCCACAGTTCGTTCTGCTAATATTCGTTATAGCATTTATCGCAATAATGATGCCAATGAAACACACGCAGAAGCTGGAACAATGACTGTTGTTTACAATACAGAAAGTGCTTCTTGGGAAATACAACGTGATTTTGCTGGAAATGTTACGCCGGTTGGTGGACCGGGAGCTACAACTAGTGGTGTTACATTTAGAATAGATAGCAATGGACAAATCTATTATTCTGCTGATATACTGTCTTCACCGGGTTATGTTGGCAAACTTTCATTTGCTGCACAAGCGCTATTACAAACTAGCTAGGAGTTTTTAAGTGGCTACTTCATTTCGTAAATTTTTAGAGGGTCTTCGGATTGTTCCGAAAACGACCTCTACTGCTTCTGAGCAGGGCGATCTTGATGTTACATCAGCAGCGGGTAAGTTAAATTACCACAATGGCACAAGCTCCTCTCCTGTTGTCACTGAAGCTCATTCTGCCACTCTTACTAATAAAACACTCACTTCGCCTGTAATTAACACTCCTACTGCTGACACCATTAGCGGTATTGCAGGTGGTGCTCTTACCGTTCAATCGGCAAGCAATCAAAATCTTTCTCTACAAGCTCAAGGAACAGGTACAGTTCAGCTTGAGTCTTTAACTGTTGATGGAAATAGCGTCACTGGTGGTGCTGCCACTCTTACCGTTCAATCGGCTTCCAATCAGCAGCTTACCGTTCAATCACAAGGCAGCGGCAATCTTTCTCTTCAAGCAGCGGGCACTGGCATTGTTCAGCTTGAATCTCTTTCAATCGACGGTAATACAGTAACCGGCGGTGCTTCTGCTCTTACTCTGCAATCTGCTAGTAATCAAAATCTTATTGTTCAAGCACAAGGAAGCGGACAGCTTC